TCGAGTGCATTAGTTGAAATCTTAGATGTCATAATACCCATTGCTGCTCCCCAGGGTGCAGTTGTTCCACGAAGAACTTCATATTCCATTTGAAGTCCCATTTTATTTGAAGCATCTTCAAAAATAGCAGAAACAATATCATAACCACTAACCGCATCAGCAATTAACTCGTTAGATACTGATTCGGTCAAAATACCAAGTTTTTCAGCTGTTAATGTCAATTGTTGCCAAGTCTTAGTTGATTCAGTAGGTGCGTTCATTTCATCGACAAAATAAGGAGTCAATCTTGTCAATTCTTTAGGCAACTTTTTGACGAATGCAGCCATTGGAACTGTTGATACTCTGTCCATAATTGCTGTCGCATCTCTAGCCAATAAAATTACATCGCTTGCATACTCTGTAGGAACAATATCTCCACCAGTTGCAGTACTTCCTTCAACCATATCTGCTTTTGTGTCGATTAAGAATTGTTTGTACTCATTAACAACATCAGAATTTTTGTATTCCATTTGCGACTTAATGAATAATAACGCCCACTTTTTGAAATTATACATTGCTTCGCCGTCGTCGTTCATGAAAGAGTAATCATACTTATTTTTGCTTTTTTCAACTTTTGAAAGCAATTTATTTCCTTGTTTTCTTAAATCAAACTGTTTACCGGCAACTGTAATTTTATTTGGAAATTTAACGTTTAAGTTAAAATTCTCAGGTGCAACTGTTCTTTTTTCCATTTCAGCAACACGAGTTTTCAACTCTTCATTTGCTTTGATTAATTCTGCCACTTGTTTCTGTGTCGGCTCGATGATAGATTTAGTGCTTTCATCAACCGCTTTCAAATTTTCTTCTGTTGATTGTTTCAACATTTTAGCTAACTCTTCTTTATCCATGATAAATACTCCTATTTTTTAAATTTAAGTAATTCTAGCAATTCACTATTATTAATCTCTTTCTTTTCAGGGTCGCCCTCACGGGATTTATCATCCAGGGAACCAAAGATTAGAGATTTGTATAGTTTTGATAAACTTTCATCTTCTGCTTCTTGTTTTAAAGTTTTGATTACATCTTGAACGATTAAAGAATCCTTTTCATTCATCTTTGTAATCAATTCTTTGTTTTCATTTTTTAATTTTTCATTATTATCTGCTAACATTTTTTTACATTCTCGAAGAAGCTTGTTATAGCTTTCTGCTAACATTTTTCCGCACTCTTGAATAATTTTCTCATATTCGCTATCAACAACTTCTTTCTTATCAAATCCAAAACTCTTAATAGCCATCTCGCAAAGCTCTTTCTCTTCAACTCCGCAATCCTCCGCATCACGACGACCAAGTAAAGCATCACGATTACTCGGTACTAAAACTTGTGAAATTTCTAACAACTCTACATCTTTCCAAATTGTCCAAATACCGTTTTTCTGATATTCCTCATAGGTTTTAAAATCTGCGTCGTGTCCAATAAATCCAATAGAAAATGCAGCAATCCCCTTCTCAGCTAATTTAAACGCCCAATCAGCCTCGGGATTACCTTCGCCAACAAAATATTCAAACTTTGCAATCAATTCATTATCTTTTGACTTAATTGCTACGGCTTTACCGATTTGACTAAGTAAATTATTATAGCTATGACTAGACAATAATACAGGGTGAGCCTTATATACCTTTAACCTCTTACTAAAAGCTTCAGGTAAGATTATTTCTTTGTCTCTATCAATAGAGCCTGTAGAAACAACGACCTCAATTTGTTTTTTATCAACGTCAATGCTTTTGACGATTCCATTAAATGTTTTTTGATACTTAGTGCCTAGTTCTCTTTTATTAGTATCCATATGGTAATATCTCCTTAATTTTTATTGCTACTTCTGGAATATTTGTTACTTTATAAAATTTATTTTCTATTTGAATAGTGTCGCCCATTTCAAAATAAATAAGATTAGCATTAATAAATAAGGTATCGCATTCTACCTTACAACTATCTTTACTTAGCATCTGCATAGGAATTATTTTATTCATAATATTATCCTTATTCAATTACTGGCAACACCGTACATCTACAATTAACAACTTCTTCTGGCAATCCACCAGGGTCACCAGGATACAATAAACCGTTTGAAAATTTACTCCCTTGCGGTACTTTCTCGCCGTTAGCTGCCAAATGAGTTTCTCTAGCTTCACCGTCTGCGACTAACCATTGTGTTTTGGTTATGCCTGCCTCTTTATAATATTGACTGGCTGCACTATTCATAGCTCCTGTAGTCTCTGTTCTCGCTATTGTCAAGCTTCTACCTTGTGCTAAATTATAAACGCTTCTAAGGCGGTTTGAAGCTTCTACAATTGTCTCACCTTCCGCTAAAGATATTCTCAATTGTTCGTTTATCTGATTTTTAACCGTTTTATTAACTTCTGTAATCTTTTTTGATAATCTTGCCAGTGTTGATACTTTCATCGCCTCGGTAGTTCCTAAAGTTTCAACATAAATTCCAAAACTTTCGGCAAAATCAATTCCGCCTTCGATCCCCTTTAGTAAAAATGGCTTTGCTTTATCCTGTAAGATTTTATCCTCTGCAGCCCAATCAATTAAAATATTAGCCGCATCTTTTTGATTAAATGATTTTTCGTTAGCTTGAATTGCTCTTTTTCTTTGTTCATAAAAATAATTAGATAACATTCTAGAGAAGCTGTTTAAATCCTTTATCGTTCTTCCTGCAATCTTAGTATGAATTTTTTCGAACGACTGCCACATCTTAGACTCTATAGGGTCTCGTTGTACAGCTTGGTTTTCTATCTGCTTAATTTCAGGAGCTTGTATTTGCTTGCTATTATCGCTTGTAGCCGTATCAGTCGCAACCCCTAGCATTGATATTGGAACTAGATTAAAAGGGACTAGAGGCTCATTTCCCCAAGGAAAATCAGGGAATCCTAAACCTAGCCTTTTATTTGCTTCATTTAGTGGTACATTAATACTAATTAAATCTTTTGCTAACCTTGCTTTTTGTTCCCACGCATATTTAAAAGCTGGAATTTTGCTGACGTCAACATCGATATATATATTAGGATTATACGGTTTAACAACTGCATTCGTCAAAGCATCCATTAATTTCATCACCATAGGTAATAAAGTATCTTCCCAAAATATTAATTTCTGCTCACGATTATTATTATAAGTAGCTCCTTCAGTAATAGAAAACAAACTTTTCGGTACTTTGAATATTCCTAAAATTTCCTCTCGCATATACGACGCTTGCTCGATAAACTCCATTTCTTTATGACTATGTCCTATATAGTCCGCTTTTAATCCCCCCTCTAAAATTGCAAACTTATGAGCATTTTTAACACCTTGAAAGTTATCTTCCCAGTCTTGCCTCATTCTTGCGTACTGCGTGTCGCTTAAATTCTTGTCGGTACTTAATGCAAGTGACGGAGTTGCAGAATTGCCAAAGAAGTTTTTATTAAACTCCAAAGAGTTCCACGATATGCTAATCTCTTGAGCAATTACGGAAGTCGGAGAAACACCGTTTAAATTACTGTCAGGATTAAATCCCTTAATGTGGATAATATCTTTAAGCGAATATTTTTTGCCTGAAGGTATATACTGCCATCCGACAAGAGTTTTAAAACCTTTAACTGTCTCGAATACCGGTCGGAAATTACTTGGCTTTAAGGGATAAAGTGAAGCTGGCAATTTAATTGCTCCTGGTGCTTGAGATAACTCACCGTTTGAACGCTCAATTATAATAAAACAATCCTCAAACAAAGCATAAAATCCTATACAAGCTTGTAAAAAATCAGAATAAGTCATGTAAGGATTAGGCATTGCGAACAAAGCATCTAAGTTTTTATCTTCAACTTTTTCCTCGTTAGAAGATAATTTATAAACCATTTCTACTTGCTGCGCATTATCCGCCAACGCCCTAACTGCTTTATATACTGCTCCGATTTGACTGTAAGGATTGGTTACTCGATTACCTACGATAAAATCTCTGCCTGCACCGAAAACATCAGAATAACTAACTTGTTTAACTGCTGATCTAACTTGATTGGTTATATTGATTGCATACTTTGCTGCGCCTACAATTAATTTATCTAGCATTTTAAACCTTTCTGCACATATTGCGATAACGCTTCCAATTAGGCATTATCGCAATTTGCTCACTGCTTTCCATTAACTGACCATTTAAACACCTTTAAAAACTAACAACTCACCTGTTTTACAATTAATTTTATATGCATAAATTCCTTTAGGCAATAACTTTGTTTTATAATGCGCTCCAAATAAAGGATAATTCTTGTATAGGCTATTACTCATTTAATCCCCTTAACTCCCATCATTTTATCAACTCTTTTAGCTGTCTTAATAACTTTATTATATTTTATCACAAACACCGCCTCAAATAAAAATTAATCTTTTTTAGCTCGATAATATTAACATCTTTATTGATATACAATATTCTAACTTTTTCTTTCGGGAATATCAACATATTTCAACTACCTCTTATTCTTGGCACACATCCGCCTAATATATCTGTTATTCCATATCTAGCCCCATCAATTAAGTGATTCCACGCATCTACAGGCACGTTTAAATACTTATCTGCAAACTTATCATACTTCCATTGATAGTTTCTTAACTCTTTAATTAGATTTAAACTATCTTTAGTAACCTTAATCTTATGTTGCTTAATAACATTAATACCATTAACAATACTGTCTTTACCTTTGACGCATGGTTCAATAAACCAACCGTCTCCTGATATTTCTTCTATACTTTTTGGCTCAGCGCAATCTGCTATAATATGGTCAATTCCTCTTTCCAATCCAACTTCATCAAATCTTTTGCAAATCGTTTCTTTTTCCTGATCAGCAGAAATATTTAATAA